GCGTTAGAGTATATACCGGGAAACACGTCGGTATAAATCTTATATTCTCCGGATACCTTATCGATGTCGTTGATCCGGTACTTTTCAACCGACGGAGACTGCATCGTGTCAGCAATCGACATTGTCCACTTGGTATCCAAATTAGTTAGCCCAGCCGAACTGGAATCGCGGAAATAGAACATGCCTCCAGGGAAATTACCAGTCCATCCGAACGAAGACGTATCGGCAAACCGGATATACGCATTAAACGAGTTAGCCGTCGCATTTCCCAGGTTGTAGTAATCAACATAGATGATATTGTCTATGGAGTCGCCGTCCACATCATACTCCGCATAGCCAGTAGCTGGCGTATGTCCAATATCACTGATTTTCAGTGAAAAATATACTTCGTAATACACGGTACCGCCATGCGTACCTCCATACCGTTTGATTACGTTCCCCACATCGGTCACAGAAAATTCAATAGCGGAAGACGGATCATTATACGATCCGGTAAACGGGTCTTGAGACGTACCCATGTTGTCCTTGACAAGTATATCTCCATCCTTCACGTAATAATACGCCACGGTCATAACTGGAGACATCTTACGGTATTTCACGTATACCACATCTCCATCTTCTACCGCGCCAGTTCCTCCCAGACGACTAGATGCCGAACTAAACGAATCCTGAATGTCTTCAAGTTCCACCTCGATCGTACGCACATATTCAGCATTGGCGTTTCCTAGGATGACATTACTTTTTACATTATTACGCGGGACTGACATATAGAGAACCTTGTCACCCCGATCACATGCCAGCTTGAACATTTGGCATAACGTTTCCATCCAACGCATGACTCGCTTACTGTCGGTACTCGTACATACCTTTACCAGCTCAAACTCATCGGTGACTTCCACGTTGCGGTAGGCATTGTTAATATAATCCGACATTACTTGTAGAAAAGTAACAACATCGGGCTCCGACCGGAGAAACTCTGGCAAATACCCGATAAAGTCGGTGAACCTAAACTGGCCATTCTTATTGTATACTATCGGATTCATGCTCTAATCTACTCCGTTAGAAGTACGGAATCGAGCGACACGGTAAGATCGATCTCTTCGACCGGAACCGTAATCTGGACTATCTCGTTATCGTTCGTGTATTTGGTAATGTTTCCATTCTCGTCAATCAAGCTGTTGGTCACTCGGTACGCAAGGGCGTTTCTCACCAGCTTGACATAGTTTAGACCGTACTTGATATAGTCGTACAAGGTACTTCCCTTGACTTCAGTCATCCCGGTAATGCCGTCCATATCCTTGAATGTGATCGTGTCCGCACCGAGTTCCCAGCCCTTCACCGCGTTGATTATAGTATTTAATTCCTTGACATCGTTGAATTCGCCAGCGGCTTTCCGTTCCACAAGTACAGAATATATTGCCTCATATACTTGCTGCATAACTTGATCCCAAATGTAGGACACAAACTTGTCAATATCCATGTCCGTAACCGAATCAATCCGGTTTGCTATGTTCAGCGAATAATAATTGGCTATCCGGTTGCTGATCCCAGACTGCTCTTGTACAGTAAACGTCTGTGTCTTTCCAGTCGCTGTACTTGTATTATAACCGAGCGTAAATGCGAACCCATCTCGTGAAATTGATCCCAGGCCTATATATTCTCCGGTAACGTTTCCCATCCAGTCGACAGTTGAAAGATCGAGCTGGCTATATGCATCTTCCTTAGGGTAAAACTTGACGTCAACGCCAGCTACTTCAGTTAGTGTATGTACAATAGCCTCAATGCGTGATCGATAAATAGGAGTCGCAAATTCGACATTATCACTGAGATACTTGTATATAGCGTTTTGCACCCGCTCCTTAACGTCAGTAAAGTTATTACCCCTGAACAGCGTAATATCCAAGTGGCAGATCATGTCGTGTACACTGGGATACACATAATTGTGGTATCCTCCACCGACAGTAACCATACTACGCTGATTGAGCGCAGTCATTACCGAGTATAGCTCGGATCCAGTCTCGACAAAGTCTAATGGGCATAATTTAGCTGAATACACTTGGTAATCAAGAGGGACATCCGGCATTACTTGCCGCATGATTGCATTTTTCGTTGATTCCGGGATAGAGCTTCCATCGGGCAAGGTAGCATCGTCCAACGCCTTGTTTACTCGTTCCGCGATAGCCATATGGCCCGAATCTAGACCAGTATTAGACAGTTCGCCGTAGTCATACTGCCATGTATACATAAGTCCGTTGATCTTAAATCCGTCAAGAAAATACTCATTGGCATTCGTCGGATAATAATTATTGTCCTTGCGCCGGTAAAGACTTTTCAGCACGCTGAACCGAATCTGGTTCATGAACTTAACGTCAATGCCACCATTTGCCAGCTTAGTATTCAATATATCCTCACCATAGGCGGTGGCATACTTCACGTCGGCAAACCGGCGTAGGAAAATCTTGTAGCTCATGCGGTTTACAAGCTTGTCGAGCGAGTTGAATATGTACGGCGCGTCCGCCTTGATAGATTCTATCGTCTGAATATCCATACCGCTACGAATATCAGTAGTCAACGCAATATTCAGGTCGTCCAACGTAATATCGCTTTCCGTGCCGTCTCCTTGAGTAATCACGATATTATTGTCACCGGTGGCCAGTACACTACCGGCAACATCAAGCAAGTTGCCCGCCTCGCCGTTCGTGGAAAAATAGGTCACATTGATGATGCCGTACGGAATTGCAGAGTTCAGACCGTCACCAAACTTCAACTGCACGTTTCCGTCGTTCGCCGTAGTAATCTCAACGGTATAGTTGTCGGTATAGTTGCCCTGGCCCGTCACGAACTTGTCGATATCGTTCAGCACGTTCTCCTTGGCCGGGTCGATCAACCCACGACGAGAAATGCGCCAGTACAGCTTGTCGTCAACGACCACGCTAGGATCCACGTTATCCATCAAGGTAGCGTCGGAAGTGACCGTAGTAAACGCGGCGGATCGGTGGGCAACGTTCCCGTCATCATCGAAGTTAGGGTCATTGTCGCCAAAATAGTCGCTAAACGTAGGGTCATTTATTATATGGATCTGGTTTTGGTTAGCTGTCGATACAAGCGATTCGGTCTTGAACTGTCCCTCAGCCACAACCGCCTTGCCGGAAACCAGTTTCATCAACCCGGTATTGTTCGTATCGGTATTGCGGTTATAGTAGAATTCCATGTCGTCCATCGCAGTAAGAGTTACCCCACTGAGAGTGAACTCGGTTCCTTTCGGAATACGGACTCGAATACTGTTGTATTTTCCAGTCTGCGTAGCCGCAATGCCTATACCAGCCTTCGCCGGGACCGGACGTCGTACACTATATCCGAGCATGCGAGCATTGGCGTAAATGGACGGAATTGAGTTAGACGACGGTTCAAGGAACGCATTCTGGAACGACGACTCGGCATAGTATCCCATCAAGTCCGCCGTACCGGCGAACAGGTCCATCATCAGGCGCCCGTAGGAACTTTCCGACGCGTCGGCGAGGTTTCCGCCCTTCGCCTTCATGATGGAAACAAGCTGTTCCCTTATAGACTCGAACGAGAGTTTCGCGTACTTGCGGTTATCTAGTGCATTGCTCGCCATAACGTCCCTAAAATTAGTCGTATGCAGTTTATAAGTTTTCCGAGCGGAAAGCCAAGTTATAAACTAGGTACGAGGTCGCAGATGCCAGTACTTTCGCTACATCTATCGGGTAACGTGAGAGCTTCCAGGATGGTAGTTCCCAACTTCAGCGTGCTGGCGTCGGTTTCGCGGCAGCTATGGAGCGACCGTCTGGGCGGTTTTGTGGAAAGGTCTGAGAAGTCCCAGTCAAACCACCCGGACTTCCAGCACGACACCCGTCTCGGCGCGTCCAACTACTTCCGCGCGGAAAACGCGTTCCGCGACCACGAGCGCTACAACATAATCAGCCGTGCCCAGATCAACCGTCAAGGCACACGCTTCAAGTACTATACGACGACGATGAACGCGTCCGACCCGCTGTTCCACGAGGACAACAACCGGATGATCGACCGCATGTTCGACATGAGGGCGCAGATCACGTTCACCCCGCAAAACGAGCTTTATGCAAGGTTCGGCATCCAATACACGGCTAAGACCGAGGTCATCGTCCACATGGGTCTGTTCCTAGAGAACAACTACCGTTCTCTCCGCGAGCACGGGGTACAACCATTGTGCAACCCGGCAGACCACAATCCAATCTGGTATCAGCGCGGTTACGAAAAGTTCAACTACTACGGCTATACCGCCGCGCAGATCTTCCCGAAAGCCGGCGACCTCATCAAGCCGGAATACAACAACATCCTGTACACGATCAACTCCATCACGGACGAGATCCCGGAATACGAATACAAGTGGCACAAGTATTTCTGGAAGCTGTACCTCGACGTCGCAATCGACGATGGCAAGAAGGTCAGCGACGAGGTCATCAACGACCCGAACCAGGAGCATTTCATCGACATGCTCCTCGGTCGCAACAACCTCGGTTCAAAGACCGACCCGGAAGACCCGAACGCAACGAAGCCGGAAAGCGGATACGCGTTCGACGTGTCCAATTCTATTGACGAACTCAAGAAGGACGTGCTGTTCAGACCGCCGGAGGTCGATCCGTGTGTCCAAGACATTACCAACGACCCGTCGGCGTTCCCATGCGGAAGTCTACTCGGACAATGGTAGAACACAAGAAAACGCAGCTCAAGGACTGGCTGCGTATCCATTGGAAGAATTGCGACATTCCTCTGTGGTCGCTGTCGATCAGCACCATATTGCTGATCATAGTGACCTTCATTGCAAAGCGCTAGCGGTTCTTGTAGCCGTACGCGTTGCGAGACATGTCGTTCAGCTCGCTCATGTAGTTGTTCGATGCCATTGAGTTGCGCTTGTTGATGCGCTCGATAGCCTCGTGTACCTGCTGAGGAGTAAACGGCTCGTCCTTGCTCCCGTAGATGACCATGTCGGCGAACAGGTTGCCGATATCGGCAGCAGTAACCTGTGACTCCATGGCGAACTTGATTTCCGGCTCGAATTCCGGCTTGCTGAAGTCGGTCGGCATGTCCGGGTTGACAATGTTGTCGTTGTACTGGAAGAGGTAGCGGAGAGCCTCCTCCTGCGGGTAACCGATCTCCTCCATCTCGTCGATACGTCCGCTACGGCACATGATCACCTTGTTGATCTTGGACGGGTCGTTGATGGTGGCGATGAACACATAGGACACCTGATCGTTCTTGGCCGCCTGGTTGAGGTTGTCAAAGAACTTCAAGTAGGAACAGACGGCGTCGTTCTTCTCGGCGAGCGAACGGCTGTCCATATCGTCGAGGATAATGATGCAACGCTTGACCGCCTTCACATAGCGGAGCATGGCGTTCATGATGTCCTCGTTCTCCACAACATGGGAAGTAATCTTGAACGTACACACGTTAGGAAACGCATTGGAAATCTGCTGTGCGCCGATCGTCTTACCGGTACCCGGCTGGCCGACAAGGGCATAGCAGCGAGACAGCTTCTTATCATGCAACACGCTGATAGCCTTGATGATGTGCGGGATGCGGTCGGACACGTACTTTTCCGGAATAGCCTTCGGACGGAGCAGTTCCACAAGGTCGCCGTCCTCGTCGAACGTGAACATGAACTGCTCTGAGTCGATGTTGTTGATGAACAGCATGTCAAGGTAACGGCTGATGTTGTCGTTCAGCGCATTTACCTCGCTCGGCTTCATTTCAGCCCCATCAACCGGATACCAGAAGTATCGAACCTCGCGAGCCGGATAGTAGTACTGGAACGATCCGTCGCCGTCGGTGCTAACGGACACGTTCTGGATGATGAACAGACGTACGTTGTCGAACTTCAGTTCAAACACGGCATTTGGAAGGGATGGATTCTCCTCCGTGCCGATCTTGGCATTCTCGGCGTACTCGTAGCACAGCGTGGAGCTGCCCTCGTCCTCGTCATCGTCCGAATCGCCCGGACGGTACTTGCGCGTAGCCGCCTTGATGTTAGTACGGAGTGGTTCGATCGTGTGCTCGGCCTGGTCAATTGACGAGAACCACTTGATCACCCCGCCTTCAAGATCCTTGTGCATCAAGTTCACCATGGCGTAGAGGCTGGCGTAAGTCAGCGTGAGCGAGTCGTTGTTGCGCTTCTTCATCTTCTCGCAGTACGAACGGAACTTCTCCATGGTGATGCCGATACCGCCCGGAATGGCGGAGTTGGCCGACATGTACATGGTATCGCAGTAGTCCCAGTTGAAGGTGATGTGCGAACAGAAGTTGTCGCCGATGGTGTACAGGGCCAGGCAGTTCTGCAAGAACCCGGCGACCTTGGAAATCTCCTTGTTGCCGCTGTGACGAGCAATCAAGTTGACCATCGTACAAGACAGCAGGCACACCTTGGAAAGGTCACGAGTCTTGTAAATCTTCAAGATTTCCTTCAGGCCCTCCATGCGACCCTTGCCCACGATAGTGGAAGGGATCGTGATCTGTGGAAGGGAGCCGATAATCTCCTCGATCGTCTTGGTCAGTTCCTTGAAAGTATCAAGGGAATCGTCATCGTCCTTCGTGGGACGACGGCTTCCGTTGCTGCCGATGAGCGACATGCCGTCAGGAAATGGGTTGAGTCCGTAATTGTTGATGATGGTTGGAAAGAAGTCCATTCTGTTTATTCCTCGGTTAAAACTCTCAATACAGCATGCTTGAATTCCGGAACGTACGCATGACGAGACCATGATGGGCAGCACAATCCGACCCTACTTTGAACGGCTTGTCCGGCTTGGGAACAATTACCCGGAAAGCCCACAAGCGAGACCAGCTATAGCCGTCGCGCAACATACGCGCTGTACGGCAACACGCCAGCACAGCCACCCCGGTGACGATAAGCGCCTTAGTCACCGGACTAATCCTGGCTCATCGCGTTCTTGATGCGGTCGACCATCTTCTTCAC